CTTCATACTTACTAATTTTTTCATCTAAACGTCTTAGTATTTCTTGTTCAAATGAATTATATACACCTACCTCAAACTCTTTTTCAATGACTCTTTTAAATTCATAATTATCTTCTAAACTTCTATTAATTTTAGCAAAAATAAGATCATCCCTTTTGTTTATATCTTCTTGAACATCTAAACCCAAGGTTGCAAAATACAACAAAATGTGACTAGTCATAAGATGGTACGCATTGTCCATAACATTTGTTTCTTTTGGGTTTGGGTCGTCGTGAAACAAGGTATAAATAAATGACTCATAATCTTCTTCATCTGTAACATAAAACTTATCAAGTTCTTCAACTAACCTTACAATTGCTCTCTTATCTATCATAACAACCCCAAACAAATGAATAGATTTTGGGTAAAGGAGTCGAACCTATATTACCTGCTTCGGAGGCAGGAGTCCGACCATTAGACGAACCCAAACTTTTGATCACCACAAATCCTTCATTCTCTTCCAATGTTGATATTCTTTAAAACAAATATATCCTACTTGTAATGTTGACAACAATGCTATGTAGTATATCATTCTGTAATCTCTGCTTTAAATACTGCTTCTTCTTCACACTCTGGATGTGTAATAACCCCATGCTCAGCATTATCTTCTAATGCCGCAGTCACACAATCATCAAACGTGGCATAAACCTTACTAATATCAGTTACTGGAATGTCTATAAACACTTCAGAACCAACATTACGCCAATCAGATTCATGACCTTCAACATATGAGAACCCACCTTTAGGGTTCTTTCTTACAACAAAATAATTATTTAACGACATAACTAATCCTCAACTCCAGTGTTTCGTCCACCATCTATATAGTTCATATTATTGTTTATGATATTTACAATACTTTTGCGTATATTCTTAAACACAGCACTATCTTCGTCTTGTGCTTCTAGACTACGAAATACACCATTAATCTCTTCAATCATATTAATTACATCTTCTCGATCTAACATTTCTTTACTCACATTACCACCTTTTCCTATTAATGTGCTTTCCTTTGTTTGTATAATCCATTATAGTAATTGTTATAGCATATGTCAATAGGCAAAAACTTATAAATACTAGCCCACACTCTATGGGACTTAGATAAGTGGGCAGCATATACATATTCGCCGAACCTTACAGCCAATCTTTATTTAATTTATCAGCAGGAATAATTTTATATCCCTTGCGATATTCGCCGACTTCAAAACCCTTATCGGCTTCGATCCATCCTAATAATTCTACAGTTTTATATTCAGAGTCAACAAGTCTTGCACCCCAAATAATAAGATTACGATTCAAATCTTTATCTCTAACTGCTGGACCGCTTTGAGTTCTCACTCTTCGAACTTCAATGTTGGTACCCACATCGGGCTTTCCTTTATGGATAGCATGATCTTGCTTATTCCATACGTGTCCAGACCAGTATTGATTTGTATATTTTGCTACAGCCAATTCACAAATTGCTGCTGCTGGTTGAGCATTACGATCTTCTTCCATCTTACTTTTATCGTAGTATGCTGCATCTTTCTTTGTCCAGTTCTCAGTGAACCTTCTAATACCCACTTGATAGGCATGTTCGTACTCCCACGCTTCTAGCGTAATTATCACTCAGTTACTTCCTTCCATAAAACATATCCTGGTAGATATGAATTTTCTATATTAGTACCAGTATATACTTTACCATTCTCATTGTCAATAAGGGTATACTTCCAAGGACATTTTGTTATTACCGATAAATGTACTGCTAAATCTAAATCTTCTACCGTCGTACCATCTTGTAAGTGCCTAGGCATTCTTTTCTAAACCTAACTCTTTTAAGAATCTAAATTTAGGCATAGCACCATTTACAAAAGAAACTATCTCATTATCATCATTGATTAGTATATATGTAGGAACAGTTTGGATATTATAATTACTTACCATACCCGCATCTTCATCAACATTAATTCTAACAACCTCTAAATCAGGATAATCTTTTTCTATCTGATCTATAACTGGATTCATTAACTTACATGGATTACACCACGGTGCCCAAAAATCTAACAATTGCATAACTGCCTCCTATTGTTTTTACGAGCCTGATCTCAGGATTGAACTGAGGACCTTCCGCTTACAAGGCGGACGCACTACCACTGTGCTAATCAGGCGTACCCCTAACGGAATTCGAATCCGTGCTGTCGCCGTGAAAGGGCGATGTCCTAGGCCACTAGACGATAGGGGCTTGTGTTTCTGTTACTACACTATGACCACAGGATGTACAATCACCATAAGTCTTTCCAGTAAATGGACATGATGCATATTGATAGGTGTGACCATCAACCCTACATCCAGCAGAATTAAATGGTACATACTCTGTTAAATAATCAAACAATCTTTTTAATAGTTTTATAATAATTTTACATCTCCTATCTATATGTTTTTCTAGACCAATATTGATTTTTATACGATCTTACAATCTTTTTAGCAAAGTCAAATCTATTTTTAATTACAAAGTTTTCATCATAATTTTCTTTATACGATTTCCAATTATCTCTTTTAAAAGGTATAATTTGACATATTGGTGTACCCGCTTCAATTATCATTGGCTCAGTTATTTCTTGATTTAATTGAAATGGAAACTGAACTTCTTGGGTATAACCATCTGTATCAACAATTCCACTAAATGTTCTAAATGGTAACTCATTTCTATTGAGTGGGTGGGTAAATAAACAACTATATCCTTTTGGTGTTCTTATTGTAAAATTAAAACTAAACTTAACTACTAAACTTTGATTATGTACAATGTTAGGCAATCCTGGATGTTGTTCTGGAGTATGAAGAGATATTAAACCAATCTCTGATCTCCAATTAAAATATAAGTCTCCAGTAACTGCTTTTTTAACTTCTAAATCTGCTGGCAAGGTAACCATATATCCAGCAGTTAAAGCATCTAAAAATGGAGTACATCCTTTTATGGTTAAGTTTGATGCTTTAGAATTAAAATCACTTAACCCTGGCTTATCATATCCTTCTGCTTCTAATGGTATTTTTTTATACCATCCTGGCAATGAATATGATGATGGTTTTGGAATATCCAATACTAAATCTGTAAACTTAGTCATTGGATGAAATAATATTTTTTTCACTATTGTTGATCCTCAAATAATTTTTGTTGATCTAATAATTTAATATTATCTTCCCATATTCTAAATACCATCATACATGGATCGTTTCCGTTTTCCCACTCTTGTTGTTCTTCTTCTGTCATGTATCCAGTATCGTGAGTATCACAAAATGGTTCTGAAATCCACTTGTTAGCAAGACCTAAATCACGCCATTCAAAAAATTCCATTCTGTTTTTATACTCTGCTTCAATTAATAATTTATGAGAATCCCAGGTTGACCAATCTGGCATGGTCATGTTAGTTCGCTCCATCTTTCTTCTGGAATAATTTTAAATCCATCACTTCTTTCTAAGACCAAGACACTAGCATTAAATAATCCAAAATGATCTTCTAGATTTTTAATAACATCGTCAACTGGCAATGTTGAACAAGTGTATAAATCAAACTGCATAAACGCTGGATCTGTTTCATCCCAAACGTGCATAGCAATGTGAGATGTTTCAATCATCACTGCTGCAGTAAGGCCACGATTACCTTCTTTAGTTACATAAGAAGCAAAAGGTCCTTGAATTGTTTTCATTCCAATTGAATCTACCAACTGTTGCATCCAAGCAATAGTTTGCTTTTCATCAGTTGGTGGAAGTAAGGTATATCCATTAATTAATACGTGATTATGAAGTGCCACTTTGTATCCAATCTGTAGTAGACATCTATAATAGCAGAAGGTGGGGGACTATGTCAACCCCACCCTCTCTTATTCCCCTACTAAAGGAATAACACTATTTTACTACAATTTCTTTAGGTTGTAAATGCTTTGGTACATATTTTTTTACTCTTACTTTGAGTAATCCATTATCTACCTCGGCTTCTTCAACTTCAACGTGTTCGCCTAGAGCAAATGTTGATGCGAATGAGCGTGTAGCAATACCTTTATGTAAGTATTCTTCACGATCTTGTTCGTCAGACATTGTTCCAGATACGTTGAGTTTGCCATTGTTTACAGTTACCTTTATGTCCTTTTTATCAAAACCAGCGATAGCGAATTCTAATTCAAATTCGTTTTCGTCTAATTTTTTGATATTGTAAGGTGGGTAACTAGAGATGTGCTTGTTGAGATCATTTCTCAATCCAAGCAACTTGTTGAACGAGTCATCGAATCCTAAGAAAAAGGGTTCGAGTTGCATTGTTCGTAGCAATGAGCCTACCATGTTTGCCTCCTTTATAGCGAGTATTATTACCCCCCAGTTGGCAGGGTAACTATAATATTATACCAGTCTATCTTGAATTTGTCTATCTTCTACTGGGGTTAACTGACCTTTGTGGTGAGCAGCAATATCTTTTCTAACCCAAGTCATACCATATGGTGTATCTAGATTGTGAACACCTTCCCTTCTTAATAATCTTTCAGCCATAGATTGAAATGTTGGATCATCACTTAAGTTTAAATAAGAATTATGAGACCAAGGTAGATCATAAAATGCTGGAGCGTTTACTAAAAGCATACCAGCAGTTGTCCAATGCTCCTGTATTGGTGGATCTGTGCTTACACTCTTTCCACTTAGCCCATATTCTGGAACATTTACTCCAACTAAAGGCCTATCTACTTCTAATAGTTTTTCAACAATGTCAGCATTTAATGATATATCTGAGTCTACATATAGTATTGCTTCATAATTTACTACCCCGATATTTTGTTCTGTACAATCTTCTCCCCAGTGATGTCCACTAGTAACTCTAAATCTTTGTGCAAACTCTCTAATTAGATTACGACCAGTTTCAATTCTTATCCACCTATTTTGAGAAGTAACTTTTGTTTGCATATCGTTTATAGAATATGTCCAATAATCTCCATCAACTTCTCTTAAAGCATTAATAACATTAACAAAAGGATCTAATCCTCTATGATCTAATTCAAATGATGCAAAAAATTTTACATTAGGAAACCTTTCAATAATACTTAATCTATTACTTAACCACTCCAAGTCTTCACCTTTATCACATTTCCATCCTACTAATGGTGTTCCTATTACAAAATGTTTATTATAATCAATTGGCTTTAACATTTTTTCTACCCTTTATCTTTTCAATATAGTCTGAACATATTCCAGCATAACCATACCCTTTAATAAATTTTGTACCATGTTGCATTTCTGGCATAACTAAAATACAAGAGTTAGAGGCTTTTAGTTTACCAGGATAAGCCCAAACATAACTATTGCTTGTTATTGTGTAGTCATCTGTATTGTGAAAAAAACAATGAAGAAAGTTATCCATACAAGCAGACAAGGCATCTGTATTTTTACAATGTATCCAAAGTTTATGCTGCCTATCCTCTAACCAAGATAAACTTATTTTATATTGTGATTTATCATGTCCTAGATAATAAACTCCGTTAGCCACTCTTAGATCTACCTCTACATCAAATCCATGATAAAGTGCATAATCTATATACTCTGGATTATTTTCTTGTTCTGGTATTGGACCATTAAGATTACCACGATGTGCTATGTAGATCATTTTTCAACTTGAACCCAAATCCATTGACGATGATTATCGCCAGGCCCTGTTTGTCTAAGATCTGATTTATAATTTTTAAAACCAATCTTATTTAATAAATCATCTTTTAGTTCTTCTTCGTCTGTAATGCTAACATCAGCATGACCATTTGTACTTGCTGCTTCATAAACATTATCATAATATTTTGCTGTAGGAATGTTTTCTTTTCCACCGTATCCCATTTGGAAACAAAGTTTTCCACCTGGCTTTAATACTCTATAGGCTTCTTTTAATATATTAAATCTAATTTCATGCACACAGATATGTTGAAAGCAAATAACTGCAAACATAACATCGTACACATTATCTTCTATCATGGATAGATTATCTCCAGATGTATGATATAGATTAGGAATAGGAATATTATTATACTCTAAGTTTATCTTTGCTTTTTCTAAATTGATATCTGATATATCTACCCCATCAATTCTTTCAAATCTATCATTAAACTTTACAATGTTTCTACCTGGCCCACAGCCATAGTCTAATGCTATCATGCCTTGAGTATCAAAGTCTTTAAACAAATAGGTATCGTAGTCTGACCAATTATTGTGTCCATCGTATGATCCAACTACTGGGTCTCTAAATTGTAGACTCCATATTGCAGCATATTGATCATAATATTTATTTTGCATATTTAGGTAATCTTGCTTATTTCTATTCATTAGTTATTCTCCAAGTAGTAGTTTAAATCTTCTGGGGTTCCTATACCCCACATTTTTTCTATTTCTTTTACCCTTATCTTTTTACCATCTTCAATTGCTTGATTGAAAACAGGACAAACGTAAAATTCATTATTAGTTCTTATATCTTTTTGTATCATATCTTCAGCATACTTTACATAATCTGATCCATGCTTCCAATAATAAATTCCTACTGTTGCATTATCTGATATAGGATTCTTTTCTGCTACCTCTGAAACAAAACCGTTATCACCAATCTTAGCATAAGACCATTTAGGATGAGTTGCTTTAAAGGTCAAGATGCCACCATCAATTTCATCTGCACCAAATGCATACAAACATTCATTACTATTCCATTCAACTATCTGATCTGAGTTAGCAATCAATAACGGTTCTTCATTATTTATATATTGTTTTGCTAACAGAGTTGTTACTGCAGCACCCTCAGTTATTCCATTAATAGTTACAATATCGCAGCCTGGCTTTATTAAACCTAAAACTTGTTTTAAATTATATTTTTCATAATGTTCTTCTTGAACTATAAATACATAATGAGCATCTATATTTAAATTATCCACTACCGTTTGAATCATAGGCTTACCTTTTACTTCAATCAAAGGTTTAGGGAATGTGTATCCTGCTTGTGCAAATCTTGATCCAGCACCAGCCATTGGTATTAATACGTTCATCTTTTCATTCTTCCAAGGCACTTGACCTTTTCCCTTCATTTCGAATCTATCTATCATATCAAAGAATTTATCCTTATCTAAGTCATCTGCGTCTTTAATGCCGTATAGATTCCCTCCAGAGGCTATAGCACCCTGTCTACCAATATGTGAATCTTCCACAATAACTGTGTTTTGAGGCAAGGCGTTAAGTGCAGTCATACATTTCCAATACATTTCAGGGTATGGTTTATGATGTTTAACATCTTCATTGCTAACAATATATTCTACATATCCTATTACACCAATAGCATTTAATGCTGTTATGATAGTTTCTCTAATAGAATTACTTGCTACCGCAATTTTCCATCCTTCCTTTTTAAGTTTCTTCATAATATATATTGCTGTTTTATTTTCTGATAAGCCTTGTAAAATATCTATAGTTTCTTTTTGTTTTTGTTTCCACACTTGATCATGATATTCAACTGGTAAACCTTTTAATTCTGTAAGCATTTTAAGTTTCATGGTAGTTCCAAGACCATCATACTTTGATAGATGTTCTTCTCTAGTTATAAGAAACTTAGGATTAATTTTTATTAATGCATTATTTAAAGCATCGTAATGAACATCTCTTGAATCAATCAATACTCCGTCAAGATCAAATATAACTAACTTATTATCCATTTGGATTAGGCCCTGCATGTCTGTGCCATTTGTTATGTCTAACAATTGCCTTTCCATTACATTTCATTACATACTTATTACGAACTCTCATCGACCATTCCACGTCTTCTTCCTCATTCCAACCACGAGACTCATCTAAAGGTTCTTCTAGCATAACATGCTTCTTAACAATAAAAAATCCGCCAGAAATATACATGTATTGAGTTTGAGACCAATCGTCATAGTTTAATGACCATGCTCTACCATGACCTGGCTTATCCCACAAAGACCAATCCATTGGATTTCTATTACCTGTAATTAAATATTGAGGACAAGAACAAATACTCCAATCTGTTCCAAACTCTTTAAAACTTTGATACCAATTAATATCAAACACATGGTAGTCATGCATAATAACTATATTGTCATACTTAGATTCTTGTGCTAGTATATTTTTCTTTTTAGTAATCCACATTGGTTTTTGATTCTCATCAAAATCTACTTTACGAATATCTGGACCAGTTATACCTTCGCTATCTCCACCACCAACGAATAATATTTCATACTCTGGTACATTTAAATCACGAATACTTTTTATAATATGTAATAGTCTATCTTTATCTTGATATGTTGTTATTATTCCAAAGGTCCATTGAATATCATTCATTATCAAACCCTGTTGCTATCACTGTTACACGGATTTGATCATCTAAACTTTCATCTACTACTGTACCAAAAATTATGTTAGCATCTTCGTGAGCATCTTCTGATACTGCTGTTGCAATATAGTTTACTTCTCCCATAGTTATACTAGATGATGAAGCAATTGAAAGAAGAACTCCCTTAGCACCCTTTAGACTAGTACTCAAGATTGGGCTTGTTGTGGCCTGTTCTGCGGCTTCTGCAGCCCTATCCTTGCCTTCTCCTACACCTATCCCCATAAACGCTGTACCAGCATCTTTAATAATCTTTTTAACATCTGCAAAGTCTACGTTAATAATTCCAGGGGTAGTAATTAAATCTGTAATAGCAGCAATACCTTTTAATAAAATCAAATCAACTTCTTGAAAAGCATCCTTCATAGATATATCAGGATCTAACATCTTTAATAGATTATCATTAGGAATAACAATAATAGTATCTACTTCTGATTTTAAACTTTCTATACCCGCCAAAGCCTTTGACATTCTTTGTTTACCTTCAAAATTAAATGGTGTTGTAACTATTCCTATTGTTAATGCTCCAACTTCTTTAGCGGCCTTAGCAACAATTGGTGCACTACCTGTTCCAGTTCCCCCACCCATGCCTGCTGTAACAAAAACCATGTCAGTACCAAAAACTATATCTTTTATATCTTCAAAATTTTCTTCTGCTGCTGCTCTTCCTAATTCTGGATCTGAACCAGCACCTAAACCTTTTGTAACATTACGACCAATATCTAATTTAATATTTGCTGGACTTGTAATTAATGCTTGAGCATCTGTATTTAGTGCAACAAAGTCAACACCAGAGATTCCTAAGTCAACCATATTGTTAATTGCATTTACGCCGCCACCACCACAGCCAATAACTTTAATATCAACTAAGGACATTATTTCCTCTTAGCAAGTAATGCTGGAAAATCTTTAACTTTTGTATCGCCCATGTATCCCCAGGCATATCCTTCATCAATCATCATTTGATTCAAAGATTTTTCATATCCTTTAATATGTAGATCACCTAAGATACGACCATATTTTTCTGTTGAATCTGGTTTTTGTGTTTTAATAACAATGTTTTCAGCACCTTCTAATTTTTTCTTAAGCCATTCTTTTGATTGTAAACCTAATTCTTTTTCACGTAAGTCTGTTGTACGAGACTCTGGGGTGTCAATGCCTGCAAGGCGGACACGTTGGAAATAAGAAACATTAAAACCCAAATCAATATCAACATCAATGGTGTCTCCGTCCACTACCTTATAAACCTTTTTTACATTATATTCATACATAGTAATATTATACCTCATTCTTTGATTGAAATTTAAAATCAGACTTTACATAGTCTTGAATTTTTCTAGCATACTCTTTACCTCTAAGATCATCCATAAATCTCACTATAGCCTCTGACATTTCAAAAGGTTTTATATGATACTTTACATCCTGTAGGTGTTCTATAAACTCTGCAAGTTCGTTAACACGATAATCTTTATGTTTACGAATCTGCACTCGCTGTAGACCTCTTCAATTGTCCTGTTCTTATACCATGTTTGTAGGCTAAGTTTTCTGCTCTTCTACGAGCCTTACGAGCAGCACGTTTTTTAATAGGATCCCAAGCAGCAGCCTTATCTGGCCTTTTAATTAAATTATATCCACCACGACTTTTACCTGTAGCACCTATATTAGGCTCTTTAGGATTTTGTTTTATTGCTTTTCCATTAGATCTGTTAGTATTTCTATCAGATGTTTTCTTTTGTGCCATTATTCTCCCTTATATATTATTTTTTAACTTTTGTAGTTACTCGTTCTTTTTTTCCATCTTTATATATATCTATTTTACATGTTCCAGATTTTAAAATTAATACTGAATTATTTTTAATTTTACAAGTTTTTTTAGTTCTTGATATCTTTTTAAACTCTTTTAAATTAGGTGTAAGTTTGATAATTCTATGTTTATTTTTTTTCATAATAACTTTTGACATTCCCTTTGTAACAAAACTTGACTTCATTGCTTCAAAAGCATTAAATTCTTGTTGTAATAAATCTTTTAATAAATCTGCGGCTTCATCAATTGTTAAATTTGGATTATTTAATACAAATTCATCTAGTCCTGGAATAATAATTGGTTGAACAACTACACCATTTTTAATACTGCCTGCCTTGTGCATATCTTTATGTGGTTCGCAGTTTGCACATGATCTGTCTATGGTAAATGTTTCAGTATTATTATCATATGTTCCCCAATGTCCACCACCACTTACTGTTTGTCTAACTATTGTTGACCCTGGAGCAATGGCACCATTTTGAATTGCTGTATTTAAAAAATTATCATTACCACATACTGCATTTGTACAAACTATAATATTACTTACCTGCCCACTACTATCAACTACTGCCCATCCACTTTCAGTATCCCAAGCACTTTGATCAACTGGTACTTCTTCTGCAAATGATGGTATGGAAATCATACTTAATAACACAGTAAGTATTAATATTTTTTTCACACATTTTCCTTATCTAGTGGTGTTGGAGCAGTGACAAGCGTACCACATTCAGCACACTCTGAATCAAGTAAATACTGTTCTATATTATATTCTTCATCAAATGTGACTAAAATCTTGAATATGTTAGTACCACAAATGGGACATACTCTTGTCGGTATTCCTCTTGCGTTTAGTGACATTAAACTTCTTTCTTATGTGCTTCATAATGCTTTCTTCTGTTAATAAAAGAAGAGCACTTATTATAATTATACCCGCAAGTAGTTCCCAAGTCAAGAGCCTTTTCTAGTATCTGACCATGTAGCCCAGTTAACTGAGGTCATCTTGATCTTTTCTGCAAAGGTCATACCACAAGTGCAAGCAATATCTTTTAAACGCTTGCAATCTTCACAGTAATTAGACTCAGACATGGATACTATTATACTCCTTAAAAGTGTTTTAGGCAACCCACCAGCCATAAAACCTCTAGCCCTAGATCTCCTAGACTAGATTCCCCCCAGTATTAATTTGCTTTCTTATCTACTGAGTTAAAAGCACTATTGATTTCTTCGATGCTTAATCTTCCGTCATCGATAAATCCTCGTGCTAGTTTTTCAACTACTGTAGCAACACCAAGAGTTCCTGCAAGAATTATTGCACTCATAGTGTCGATACCGATAATTGCTCCAGCACCAATAACTCCAAGTCCATTGGCTGCAAATACAGCGATTATTCTAAGTAGAATATTTTTAATACCGCTAACTGCTCCCATTGCCTTTTCGTCATCTAGTTTTGTTTCTTTTGCCATTTTCTATTCTCCT